ACCGTGATTATCAACGATCCTGACAAGTTGAAACGCTTCTATGAGGAACACAAGGGTGTGATTTGGGCCGGTTACAATTCCCGGAACTATGATCAGTACATTCTGAAGGCCATTCTGTGTGGGTTTGATCCAAAGCCTGTGAATGATTGGATCATTGCAGAGGCTAAACCCGGTTACAGATATTCAAGCCTGTTCAGGGAATACCCGCTGATCAATTATGATGTGATGCCGAACCCGCCAATCAGCCTGAAGGCGCTGGAAGCGTTCATGGGCCATTCCATTAAAGAAACTTCTGTTCCCTTCGACATTGACCGGCCTTTGACTGATGCAGAGTTGGCCGAAACGGTCAAATATTGCCGCCATGATGTGGAACAGACGGTGGAAGTGTGGTTACGGCGGAAGGAAGATGAATTTGATGCCCAAATGTCACTTGTGAAGGCGTTTCACCTTCCCATTTCTGACATTGGCCGCACCAAAGCACAGCTTTCCGCCAAAATCCTTGGGGCCGTTCAAAGGGAACATAATGATGAATTTGAAATTGAGTTCCCGCCCAGCTTGCGGATCGAAAAATACACGGAAGTTTTGAATTGGTACAAGAACCCCTTGAACCGTGATTATTCCAAAACCCTTGAATTGGATGTGGCCGGGGTTCCCCATGTGTTCGCTTGGGGTGGCCTTCACGGGGCCATTCCCAAATATCACGGGGAAGGTTGGTTTGTCAATGTGGATGTGGCTTCCTATTACCCGTCTTTGATGCTGGTTTATAAGTGGCTTTCCCGTAATGTTCACGATCCTTCCAAGTATGCGGAAATCTATCACACCCGCCTGAAGCTGAAGGCGGAGAAGAACCCCATGCAACAGCCTTACAAGATTGTTCTGAACAGCACCTATGGCGCTATGAAGGATAAGCACAATGCCATGTATGACCCCCGGCAAGCCAACAATGTTTGTGTGGGCGGTCAGCTTCTTCTTCTGGATTTGATTGAACGGCTGGAAGATCATTGTGAAATCATCCAGAGCAACACAGATGGTATTTTGGTCAAACTTCGCCGGTATGAAGATTTTGAAATGCTGGACGATCTGTGTTGGGAGTGGGAGCAAAGAACCGGGATGCGCCTTGAATTTGATGAATTTCAAAAGGTGTATCAGAAGGATGTGAACAATTACATCATTATTCCTTCCGGGCCGCTTCGTGATGAAAAAGGGAAACCCCGCTGGAAGTGCAAGGGTGCCTATGTCAAAAAGCTGTCTGATCTGGATTATGACCTTCCCATTGTCAACCGGGCCATTGTGAACTATTTCCTTCATGGGATCAGCCCGGAAACAACCATCATGGAATGTTCCAATCTTCGAGATTTTCAGAAGGTTGTGAAGGTGTCCAGCAAGTACAAATATGCCCTTTATTCCCCGGTGGTTACGGAAGCTAAGATCAGGGATGAAAAAGGCCGTTCTAAGAAAATCACCCGCTTCAGCGGCGGTGAGGTTCAGACGGATAAAACCTTCCGGGTGTTCGCTTCCAAGGATCAGAGCAAGGGCGGAATCTTCAAGGTTTCCGGGAAAATCGTCAAGGGCCGGGAAAAGAACCCTGAAAAGTTCGGCAACACCCCGGATCATTGTTTCTTCATCAATGATGATGTGACCAACCTTCCTATCCCGGATGAACTGGACAAGCAATATTACATTGATGTTGCTTGGGATCGGTTGAAAGATTTCGGGGTGGAACGATGAACAATAAAACCTTTCGGGGGGGGGAGCGTTGAAGCATGGAACTGTTTAGGGGCTATGTGCCTACCAGAAATAAACAATGCCTTGAAAAATTCAAAGGCATTGAAAAATTGAAAACCCGTTCAGAAGTCCAAGACCTTGATGAATACGCCGGTATTCTTGGAGAAGAAACCATCCTGATTGATGTGGACGATGCGGAAACATCTGAACTTTTGTTCAGAATTGTTCAGGATTTAGAACTGAAGTGCAGAGTGTACGCCACCACACGGGGAAAACACTTCTTGTTCAAGAACTGTGGTGTTAAAAAAAGCTGGACGAAATGCACCTTGGCCGTGGGTATCACCACGGATGGAAAGGTTGGAGCCAATAACAGCTATGAAATCTTGAAGTCCGGTGGCGTGGAACGGCCCATTCTGTATGACTTCCCTGAAGGGGAGATTCAGGAACTTCCCAAGTGGCTGACCCCAGTAAAAAGCAACTATGATTTCCCGAACCTTGGGGAAGGTGATGGGCGGAACCAAACCCTGTTCAACTACATTCTGACCCTTCAGAGTGACGATTTCACCAAGGAAGAAGCCCGTGAATGTATCAGGCTGATTAACCGTTATGTGCTGAAGAAGCCCCTTTCCGACAAGGAACTTGATGTGATCCTTCGGGATGATGCCTTCAAGAAAACATCCTTCTTCCGGGATAAAACCTTCCTGTTTGATAAGTTCGCTACCTACCTGAAGAACAACAACCATATTGTGAAGATCAATAACCAGCTTCACATTTACAAGGATGGTATCTATGTTTCCGGTGCCGGTGAGATTGAAGGGGCCATGATCAAGCTGATCAGCAACCTGAAGCGGGCGTGGCGTTCGGAAGTCCTGTCCTATTTGGAAATCATGATTGAGGAAAACACCAAGGCCACCAACCCGAATATCATTGCTTTCAGCAACGGCCTTTACAATATCCGGGATGGTTCCTTCAAAGAGTTCACCCCGGATGTGGTCATTACAAACAAAATCCCGTGGCCGTACAACCCCGCCGCCCATGATGATCTGTTGGATCATACCCTGAACCGGCTGGCCTGTGATGATCCTGAAGTTCGGGCCTTGCTGGAAGAAATGGTGGGCTATTGTATGTACCGCCGCAACGAACTTGGCAAAGCCTTCATCCTGATTGGCGATAAGAGCAACGGCAAATCCACCTTCCTTCATGTGGTGAAGAACCTTCTTGGAGATCAGAACATTGCTTCCCTTGACCTGAAGGAATTGGGTGATAGGTTCAAAACCGCCGAACTGTTCGGCAAGCTGGCAAACATCGGTGATGATATTGGTGATGAATTTATTGCCAATGCTTCCGTGTTCAAGAAGCTGGTCACGGGTGATCGGGTGAATGTGGAGCGCAAAGGCCAAGATCCATTTGAGTTCAACAATTATTCCAAGTTCCTGTTTAGTGCTAATGTGATCCCCCGCATGAAGGATAAGACCGGAGCCGTTCAAAGACGCTTGGTGATTGTTCCCTTTGATGCCAAGTTTACCCCCAATGATGCAGATTTCCGCCCATTTATTAAAGATGAATTGTGTGAACAAAGTTCAATGGAATATCTGATCCAGTTGGGCTTGAATGCCCTGAAGCGTGTTCTTGGGAACGCACAGTTCACCACTTCCAGCAGAGTTCAGGGGCAGTTGGACGAATATGAGGAAAACAACAACCCCATTATTGGGTTCATCAATGAAGTTGGCCTTGACGGGATTGAAAATGAAGCCACCGATTCCGTGTATCGCCGGTATAAGGAATATTGCATTGCAAACAACTTCCAAGCCCTTTCCAAGATTGAGTTTTCCCGGCAGATCACAAAACGCTGTGGCTTCACAACGGTTCCCAAGTGGATCAGAAATTGGAAAACCCGTGTGTTTGTGAAAGGCGGTGACACAGAATGAGTGGTTCCAAGAAGGTGTTCACCACTTTGGGCAGTTCCAACCATGTTCCCGAAGAACGGGAAGCATTTGATTACTACGCCACCGATCCAAGGGCCGTGGAAATGCTTCTGGAACTGGAACAGTTTTCCCCGGTCATTTGGGAACCGGCCTGTGGTGAAGGCCACATTTCCAAAGTGCTTCAGGCCCACGGTTATGAAGTCATTTCAACTGATCTGATTTACCGGGGCTTCGGTGATCCTGAACCGCTGGATTTCCTGAAGGAAACGCTGGACGATTTTGAAGGCGATATAATCACAAACCCGCCGTATTCAATGGGGCTTGAATTTGTTCAAAGGGCGCTTGAAAGCGTCCGCCCCGGTGGGAAAGTGGCTATGTTCCTGAAGGTTCAGTTCTTGGAGGGGCAAAAACGGGGTGAGTTCTTCAGGCATACCCCCCCCGAAAAGTTTATATCAGCCGTTCCCGGCTGGCCTGTTATAAAAACGGTGATATGACCGGGAAACCGGAAAGCGCCATTGCCTATGCGTGGTATGTGTGGGAAAAGGGCTTCACCGGTGATCCGGTGATCAAATGGTTCAACTGAAAGAAAGGATGATTTCAATGTTACCTAAAACCAAAACGGAACGCCATTCCGATATTTGCAAGGAAATCAATGCCTTGTACGCCATGAAAAATCATGACTATGGTGACAGCTTTCACCAGACCTTCACGGAAGAAGGAATGGCAATGCCCCGGATCAGACTTGGGGATAAGCTGGCCCGGTTCAAGAGCCTGACCAAATCCGAGGTTCAGGAAGTCAAGGATGAATCTATCCGTGATACCCTGATTGACCTTGCCAATTACGCCATTATGACGGTTCTTGAACTGGACGATCTGAAAGCGGAGGAACACGCCGATGAACGCTAACCGTTATATGCGGGATTCCTTGCGAACCGCTGACCGTTCCAACATGGATCGGCTGAAGCTGGAATGTGCCTTGGGCCTTTGCGGTGAAGCCGGTGAAGTGGCCGAACAGGTGAAGAAACATTTCTTCCACGGCCATGAACTGGACAAGCGCCACATGATTGAAGAACTTGGTGATGTGGCTTGGTATTTGGCCGTTTTATGTGATGCCATCGGTTCTGACCTTGATACGGTCATGGAAGAAAACTTGAAAAAGCTGGAACAGCGTTACCCTGAAGGGTTCGATCCTTACCGGTCACAGCACCGGAATGAATTGGGAGGTTGAAGAAAATGAAAATTATCAAGCCTGATGTGCAGTTCATCACCCCGATTGATGGGGCCACTATTCTGAAGCGGCTGGAACAATGTGGCCGTGTCTGCTACAAGTCCGAGGATAAGATCACGGAAGGTTCCGCTGAAAAGTTCGTTGCCGGGATCATCAAGCGTGGGCATGAAGCAGTTCTGGAACATTGTTCCTTTACGGTGAAGTTCATTTGTGATCGTGGGGTTTCTCATGAGATCGTCCGCCACCGGATGGCTTCTTACTGTCAGGAATCCACCCGCTATTGTAATTACGGCAAGGGCAAGTTCGGTGAGGAAATCACGGTGATTGAACCTTGCTTCCTTGAACCCGGTTCCAGAGCCTATGACTATTGGCGGGATGCCTGTGAAGGGGTGGAAATTCGCTATTTTGATATGCTGGCGGAAGGATGCACACCGCAAGAAGCCCGTTCGGTTTTGCCCAACAGCCTGAAAACGGAAGTGGTTATGACTGCCAACATTCGGGAATGGCGGCATTTCCTGAAGTTGCGCTGTTCACCCGCCGCACACCCGCAGATGCGGGAAGTGGCCCTGATCCTGTTGGACAAGGTTCACGCCCTGATTCCGGTGTGCTTCGATGATATTTGGAGTGAATACCATGCCGATGTTTAAGAAGTCCGGTGGTAAAATCTTCGCCGTTCAGTTCAACAAAGCTGAAGAACGGGCCTTGGATCAGGAAATCAAGAAACAGATTGTGGAAAATGATCGGGCCTTTGACATGGACAAAGAATCATCCATCCTGTGGATGCTTCACACTCAATTTGGCTTTGGCCCAAAGCGCCTGAATCTGGCGTGGAAGCTGTTCTATGCCGAAACCTTGAAGCTACGGGAACATTACCTGATGGAACAAGCCGATGATGGGTGGTTGGCCCGTAAAAAGCTGAAGGACATTGGGTGTGACATTGAAGAATGGTACAGAGAAGAAGGAGGGAAAACCGATGCCTAAACCTTGGGAAAATGCTGAAGGGTATCACGATCCGACAGCCTACCACGGCACAAAGAATATCATCCGTGACGAGGATGAACAGCAGAAGCTGGTGAACACCCTGATCTTCGTCCTGAAGTACATCACCCGTTTGGCGGGGTTTGAGCTTCTGAACCGCATTGAAATCAAAGACCGTAAGACCGGGAGGGAATACAAATGAAAGAGCCATTCAAGTGTTGTTGGAATTGCCGCCTTGGTGGAATACGCCTTCACCTGTCAGATAAAAAGCAAGACGATGAATCCGCCGTAACTGAAAGATTGTGTATGTCACTTACTGAAATGCTACTCCATCCCGGAAAAGTTGGCCCTTCAAAAAATCCGTACATTGTTCGTGACTGTCCTGAATTTTATTCCAGACCTTCAGAAATCAATTTTGGGCATGAAATAAGTGAAGCAGAAGCTAAAAAATTGAACACCATGACCGTTGCTGAACGGTTGAAATATTGGTGGAACACCTTGAACGCCTAACCAGTATTTCTTCAATAGGGGTTGGAACAGCGTGTGGAACAGGTATGGAATAGATGTTTTTTCTATATCTGTTCCGCACGAAAACCCTTGATATATCAGGCTTTTTCAGTTGTTTTCAGGGAACGGAACAGATGGAACAGATGTAAATATACTTTCTTCTTATTAAGAAAAAAATATATAAGAAATGAGTATATAAGGAACTGCCCGTTTTATCTGTTCCATGCGTTCCAAAGTCCTGAAACCACTTGATTTTTCAGCATTTATTAACGGTACAGATGCAATGAAAACGGAACAGACCACCGCAGAAAGGATGTGTTACATAGTGAATGACAAAGACCTTTCCCAACAGGCTAAAGAATACTTTGCCCAAATCAGGAAAACGGATCGTTTGATCAATCGGCTTGATAGCACCATTGCAACCTTGCGTTCCAGCTTGACTTCTACCGGAAGCCAACTGAAACAGGACAAGGTTCAGACTTCAGGCCCCAAGAATACCCTTGAAGAAACCATCACCAAGATCATTGACCTTGAAGCCAAGATCAATGCCCGGATTGATGAACTTATAAGCATGAAACAGGAAGCGTTCACCATGATCAACCGGATTCCTGACCTTGATCAGCAAAATATTCTGATCGGGCGCTATATTCAGTTGAAAAAATGGAAAGATATTTCTGAAGAACTGAATTATTCTATGCAATGGGTTTTTGAACTTCACGGAAAGGGTTTACTTGCTTTTGCCAAGGCAAACAGCGACTTTCTAAACAACCGAGAAAACCAGAGTACCACCGGTTCCAAACAGAGTAAAGAATCGGTAGAATAGTAAATAAGAAATTGCGCCTACGGGAAACCGGGGCGCTTTTTCTATGCCTGATGAAAGGGGTGAATACCTGTGACACCAAGACAGCGGAAGTTCTGTGATGAATACCTGATCAGCGGCAATGCTACGGATGCGGCAATCAAGGCGGGGTATTCGCCCAAGACTGCCAAGCAGACGGGTTCTGAAAACCTTGCAAAACCTGACTTGAAAGCGTACATCGAAACCGAACTTGAAAAACTTCATTCGGCCAAGATCGCTGATGCTGAAGAAGTCATGAAATACCTGACTTCGGTAATGCGGGGTGAACATACTGAAGAAATCCCGATCCTGTGCGGTGACGGTTGCCAAGAGTTGACGCAGAAAGAGGTTGGGGCCAAGGAAAGGCTGAAGGCCGCTGAACTGATCGGCAAGCGTTATGGTATGTTCACGGACAAGGTAGGTGTGGAAGGGGCCGTTCCGGTGATTATCACGGGGGATGATCAACTTGAAGATTAGCCCACAGGCCAAGCGGGTTCACCTTCCTGAAGTGGTTGGCAAGGGTTACGGAACCTTCTGGAACTTCAAAGGCCGTTACCGGGTGTGTAAGGGAAGCCGTGCTTCCAAGAAATCCAAGACAACGGCCCTGAACATCATCAAACGGATGATGCAATACCCGGAAGCCAATACCCTTGTGGTTCGCAAGGTGTTCAGAACCTTGAAAGATAGCTGTTTCACGGAATTGAAGTGGGCAATCAACCGGCTTGGGGTTCAGGCTTATTGGGAAGTGAAGGAAAGCCCCCTTGAAATGACCTATACCCCAACCGGTCAGAAGATTTACTTCCGGGGCCTTGATGATCCCCTGAAGGTTACTTCCATTACGGTTGAAATTGGTTATCTGTGTTGGTGCTGGATTGAAGAAGCCTATGAAATCACCAATGAAGATGATTTCAATATGCTTGATGAAAGTATCCGTGGCGCTATCCCGGAAGAAACCGGCCTGTTCAAGCAAATTACCCTGACTTTCAACCCGTGGAATGAAAAGCACTGGATCAGGAAGCGGTTCTTTGGAGAGATTACCGGCAAGGATGCCCAAGGGAACCCCACATACCGTTTCCATGATAGCTGGACTTCCCCAGATGGGCAGATTTACGCCACCACCACCAATTACCTGTGTAATGAATGGCTGGATGAAGCTGACCTGAAGGTTTTCCAGACCATGAAGGAAACCAACCCCCGGCGCTATAAAGTGGCTGGCCTTGGTGGTTGGGGCATTGTGGATGGCCTGATTTATGAGAACTGGCGGGAAGAACTGTTCAACCCGGCTGAAATCAGCGCCAAGGATGGCGTGAAATCTGCCTTCGGCCTTGACTTCGGTTATACCAATGACCCCACGGCGCTTTTCTGTGGGCTGGTGAGTACCGCAGAAAAAACCATTTGGGTTTTCGATGAACTGTATAAAAAGGCCCTGACCAACCGGGCCATTTGCGAACAAGTCACGGTGATGGGCTATGCCAAGGAACGGATTAAGGCTGATTGTGCAGAACCCAAGAGCATTGACGAATTGCGGGAAGCTGGCCTTCAGCGTATCAGAGCCGCCCGGAAGGGCAAGGACAGTGTGAACAATGGCATTCAGTACATTCAGGATTACACTATCATCATTCATCCCCGATGTGTGAACTTCATTACTGAAATTTCAAATTATACTTGGGCTGAAGATAAGTTTGGGGCCAAGATCAATACCCCCATTGATGATTTCAACCACCTGATGGACGCTATGCGCTATGCGCTGGAAGATATTCTGGTTGGCCCCGCCTTCAGCTTCGACTAATAACAGGATAGTAACAAACAGCCCCGGAAACACACGGTTTCCGGGGTTCGGTGTTCATTGCCCAATAGAAAGGAACCGCCCATGTTTGAACAACAGCACATTTTGAAGAAAATTGAACAGTGGGCGGATCGGCTTCCCTACCAGTCTTTGAAGATTGAAGTGGAACTTTCAAACCAAACGCTGACCTTGGAGAAAACCAGACAGCGCCCCATTGGATTTCAGCCCCCCCCCCAAGAGAGAAAGGATGGTGATTGAATATGCCTTTGTTTACTGATACTGAAACGGCCCGGATCAATCGCCTGATCCTGATGGGCGGCAATACCGGCATGACTGAACTTCAGTTTTTCGCCGCTGAAATTGATGAATGGAAGCGGAGCCGCAAGCGGAAAGAACAGATTACCGGGGATGCCTACTATGAAGGTTTCCATGACATTCTGACCCGCAAGCGCACAATCATTGGCGAGGATGGCAAACTTCAGGAAGTTGACAACCTTCCCAACAATCGGCTGGTGGATAACCAGTTTGCCTTGATGGTGGATCAGAAAACCAACTATCTTGTGGGCAAGCCCTTTTCCCTGACCTGTAAAAACAAGACTTATTCCGAATTTCTGAACAAGGTTTTTGATAAGCGGTTTAAGCGGCTTCTGAAGTATGTGTGTGAAGATGCCCTGAAAGGCGGGATCGGCTGGTTGTACCCCTACTATGGGGATGATGGCAAACTTGCCTTCAAGCACTTCCCGGCCCATGAAATTCTTCCTTTTTGGGCTGACGATGATCATACCATCCTTGATTGTGCTGTCCGCCTTTACCCCCAAGAGGTTTGGAGCGGCTACACCAAGGAAATTGTGGAGCGGGTGGAAATCTTCAAATCAGATGGCCTTTACCGCTATGTGTATGATGGAACTACCCTGACCCCGGATGAACAGTTGGGGGAACATGAAAACTATTTCAGTGTTGACGATGGGGAAGAAACGGTTGAACTGAATTGGGAGCGGATTCCCCTGATCCCGTTCAAGTACAATAAGCAGGAAATCCCCCTGATTCGCCGGGTGAAAACCCTTCAGGACGGTATCAACACTATGATTTCCGACTTTGAAAACAATATGCAAGAGGACGCACGGAACACCATTCTGATCCTGAAGAACTATGATGGTGAAAACCTTGGGGAGTTCCGCCGTAACCTTGCGACCTTCGGAGCCGTGAAAGTTCGGAATGATGGCGGGGTGGAAACCCTGACCGTTGAAATTAACGCTGAAAACTTCAATTCCATTCTGAAACTGTTCAAGGATAAACTGATTGAAAACGCCCGTGGCTATAATGCTAAGGATGATCGCATGGGCAACAACCCCAATCAGATGAACATTCAATCCATGTATTCTGACATTGACCTTGACGCAAACGGAATGGAAACCGAGTTCCAAGCGGCCTTTGATGATCTTCTGTGGTTTATCAATCAGGATTTTGCCAACACTGGCCGGGGTGACTTCGAGGAAGAAGAAACCACCATTGTTTTCAACCGGGATATGCCGGTGAATGAAAGTGAAGCCATTGAAAACTGTGGGAAGTCCGTTGGTATTCTGTCCAATGAAACCATTGTGGCCCAGCACCCGTGGACAACGGATGTGGAATTGGAGTTGGAGCGGATCAGGAAGGAAAAGGAAGAAGCAATGGAACAGGCGCAGGATTACACCGGCGCTTTTGGGAATGTTCAGAAAGAAGATCCTGATGGTGATGAAGGCGGGGACGAATAATCCCCGCCTTCCCTATATGCCGGGGCAATAATGGGGCGGGGCCGGGGTTCACCTCCTTACCCGGTCAAAGGTGCAATTCCTTTCCCCGGCACTTTCTATGGCGTGTTAGTCAAGCGGTTAAGACACCGGCCCTTCAAGCCGGGAACACGGGTTCGACCCCCGTACACGCTACCACTTGCCGGGTTGGTGGAATGGCAGACACAGCGGATTCAAAATCCGCCGCCTTTGGCGTATGGGTTCAAGTCCCATACCCGGCACCACTTTCAAGAAGGGAGAATGACCCCGTGAAAAATGCTGATTACTGGCGGGGCCGGTTCGCCGTTCTGGAAGATGCGGCCCACAAACAATCTGATGAATACCTTCAGAGCCTTGAAGAACTTTACCGGGAAACTGAACACAGTGTTCAGCGGGATATTGAAAGCTGGTATCAGCGGTTTGCCACCAACAACAATGTGACTTTGGCGGAAGCCCGGAAAATGCTGACCACCGGACAGCTTGAAGAATTCAAGTGGACGGCGGAACAGTATGTGAAAGCCGCACAGCAAGCCAACCTTTCCCCGGAATGGATTAAGAAGTTGGAAAACGCTTCAACCCGTTTCCATGTCAGCCGCCTTGAAGCAATCCAACTGCAAATTCAACAGCAGATTGAACTTCTGTATGGCAATCAGGTTGATGGGGTGGATGATCTTCTGAAGAAGCTGGTTTCCAATGGGTACACCCACGGGGCCTTTGAAATCCAAAAGGGCATTGGCCTTGGATGGGATTTCACCGCTTTGAACCAGAAGAAACTTGAAACCTTACTTTCAAAACCGTGGACAACGGACGGACGGACTTTTCGGGATCGCTGTTGGGTGAACAAGGCTGATTTGGTGGACACCGTAAACAAAGAACTGCTTCAAGGTATGTTGCGGGGTGATCCACCGGCCAAGACTATCACCGCCATTCAAAAGAAGTTCGGAACTGCCCGTTATAAGGCAAGGCGGCTGGTGCATACGGAAACCACCTATTTCAACGCTGTTTCCAAAATCCAGATGTATAAAGATTTGGGTGTGGATCAGATTGAAATTGTGGAAACGCTGGATTCCCGCACTTGTGCGGTATGTCAGCCCCTTGATGGAACGGTGATCCCGCTGGCCCAATATGAACCGGGGGTGACTGTCCCGCCCTTTCACCCGAATTGCCGGGGAACCACTTGCCCCCATTATGACGATATGGACGGCGAAAGAGCCGCCCGCACCGCTGATGGAAAGGTGTACTATGTCCCGGCCAACATGAAATATACCGATTGGAAGAAGGCTTTTGTGGATGGCGTGAAGGATGGTTTGACGGTTGCCACCGTGGGCGCTATAATGAAGGCGAAAAGGGAATTGGAACCGCTGAAGGCTGAAATGTTCCCCGAATACCTGACCGACAAGAAGGAGCGGAAGAACACCCAAGCCCTGATTGATTATGTGAATGCGTGTGAAAACGCTGATCCTGATGTGGTTGCCCTTTATTCCAAAATGGGCGCTATGGAAAACATCAGGGCCAACGGCATTCCCATGAAGGTTTCCCACGGGAAAGGTTATGCGGTCAATTATCGCTATTATTCCCGGAATGATCAACTTGCGGATGTTGAATTGATTATTCCCAAGCTGGCCGGGGATGATCTTACCGGCCAAGTGGTTACGACCTTGCATGAGGAAATGCACCTGATGGATATGTTCAACCGGTCAGACCCGGCAAAGTATTCAGGTTGGTTCAGTTCCAGCCATGCCAAGTTAAGTTCCTTTTTCCAGAAATCCAACACTGATATTGCGGATGATATTGATTCCCTTTTTGAAGCCTTCGATAAGGAATGCAAGCGTATCACGGCGGAAATCAATGCTGAATTGAGAACCGCCACTTCTGCCTTGACGGATCAATACTATGCAAGATCCATTTCTTATTCCGACTACAAAAAAGCCTTCAATAAGCTGAAGCGTGAAGCAAGTGAACAAATTGATTACCAATGCCGAAACGCTATGGGCGGCGGTATCAGTTCCCTTGAAGATATTTACGATGCCCTTTCCGGTGGTTCTGCCCGTGACGCTGGCCTTGTGCGATACGGCCACGGTTCCAAATATTACCGGGATATTGGGAAACGGGCGGAAGAAACCCTTGCTAATTATGGCGCTTTGTCGGTTGTCCGTCCTGACCTGATAGAAATGCTTCGTAAGGATAAACCGGAGTTGGTAGAAGCCTTGGAAGAAGTCATTCAGGATATGCTAAAGAAAGCGGGTGGTTAATATGACACGGGAAGAAAAGCTGATGAAGGTTCATGCGCTGTTGGCTGAAGTTTCTGATGTTCTGGTTGACCGCTTCTTTGATGTGGACAGTGAAGAACTTCTTGATGAAAAAATTGAAGTTCTTACCGCCTTGAAGGATGGGAAACCGCCTGACCAAATCCCTAATTATTATTCTGTTCTTGAAAACTTCAGCCCGGATCAGCATTGGGACTGATCCACAATATTGTTGATTGAACCACCCCGGCCTTCGGGCCGGTGGTGGTTTTTTCATACCCATTCGCCGTTTCCCGGTTGTGGGCGGAAAACAGAGCCGGGGGAAATCGTGGTTCCTGACCCACGGTAAAAAAGGATTTTATGATGGAGGTATCACACTATGACGAAAGAAAAGCTGATGGAGTGGGGCTTGACCGAGGAACAGGCCAACAAGGTTATGGAAGGGCTGAATGGTTCCTTTGTGACCAAGAGCCGGTTCAATGAGGTGAATGAGGAAAACAAGACCCTGAAGGCCCAAGTTTCTGAACGGGATGGGCAGATTGAAACCCTGAAGAAGTCCGCTGGTGATAACACGGAACTTCAGAACCAGATCACCGCCCTTCAGGAAGCGAACAAGCAGAAGGACAAGGATCACGCCAATGAAATCAAGGCCCTGAAGATCAGCAATGCCGTTGATGTGGCCCTGACCAATGCCAAGGCCAAGAACAACACCGCTGTAAAGGCGCTGTTGGCCGCATTCTTGGAGAAGGCGGAACTGGCCGATGATGGCACGGTGAAAGGGCTGGATGATGAAATTGGCAAGCTGACCAAGGGCGAGGACACGGCTTTTCTGTTCGACACCAGCGGCAAGGCCAAGTTTAAGGGAGCCAAGGCCGCTGAAAAGAGTGATCCCCACAATCAGCCCACCGGGGATGACCTTTCCAAAATGTCCTATGACGAACTGTGCAAGTACATGGAGGAAAACCCGGATGCGGTTTTGGAGTAACCTACACAATTTGACTACACAGAAAGGAAGTTTGAACGATGGCTAACAGCAAGTTTGATGCAAAGTCTTTCAACCCTGAAGCGTTTAAGTACATGGTTGGCCGTGTGCCTAACCTGACCCTGAACGCCCTGAAGAAGTCCCGTGCGCTGGCCGGGAGCCCTGACATTCGGGCGGTGTTCACCAGTCAGAACGGCACCGCTTACGCCCGTCTTGCCATGCGTGGCCTTCTGGATGGGGATGCGGTGAACTATGACGGTGAAACCGATATTACCGCCACTTCCACCAAGACCTTTGAACAGGGCATGGTGGTTGTTGGCCGTGCCAAGGCATGGACTGAAAAGGATTTCAGCTATGACATTACGGGTGGCGTGGACTTCATGGGCAATGTGTCCGCACAGGTTGCGGAGTACAAGGACACCTTGGATCAGAAAACCCTTCTGTCTATCCTGAAGGGTGTTTTTGCCATGCCTACCACCGATGCCAAGAACAAGGAGTTTGTGGAGAAGCACAGCACCACGATTTATGCCCCCATGAGCGCCACCACCCTGAACAGCGCCGTGAACAAGGCTTGTGGAGCCAACAAGCAGAAGTTTTCTTTGGTGTTCATGCACAGTGATGTTGCCACCAACCTTGAAAACATGAAGCTGTTGGAGTTTATGAAGCAGACGGACGGTGACGGCATTCAGAAGGATTTGACCCTTGCCACTTGGAATGGCCGCACCGTGGTTGTGGACGATGATCTTCCCGCCGTGACCGGCTATGCCGATGCTGATGCGGAAACCCCCGGTGCTTTGAAGATTGCTGCTTCTGGCGAGGATGGAACTACCACCATCAATCTTGCCAAGGCAACCCCCTACTTCGGCACTCGCACCCTTGCCGCTGATATGTATGTGGTTCCCGCTACACAGTACACCACCTTCATCATGGGCAACGGCGCTATTTCCTACGAGGATATTGGGGCCAAGGTTCCCTATGAGATGGCCCGTGACCCCAAGACCAAGGGCGGTGAAGATACCCTGTATATGCGTCAGCGCAAGGTGTTCAGCCCCTATGGTATCAGCTATGAGAAGAAAAGTCAGACCAAGCTGTCCCCCACGGATTCTGACTTGGAGAATGGACAGAATTGGACGCTGGTTCACAGTGGCGAAACTACCCCTTCCCAGCGCACCTATATCAACCACAAGGCCATTCCCATTGCCCGGATTCAGTCTTTGGGCTGATGAAATGGCGGTGATTCCCGTTGCGTGAACAGGTTATTGCAATGCTTACGGCCCTTGGCGTGACGGGGGCCGCTGAAGATCCCCTGTTGGATATTGTGATCAGCAATGTTCAATACAGGGTTCAGAATGAAACCAACCGGAAGGATATGCCTGAAGGGTTGGTGAGCGTGGCCGTTTATATGGCGGTTGGCGAATACCTGAACATGAAGAAGGTTTCAGGGCAGTTGGAAGGGTTTGATCTTGAAGCGGCAATCAAGCAAATTCAGGAAGGCGATACCAACACGGTTTTTGCCATTGGGGATGGGAATTTGACCCCTGAACAGCGGTTGAACAGTCTGATTGACTACCTGACCAATGGGCGGAGCCGTGAACTTTACCGATTCAGGAAGTTTGTATGGTAAACGCCCACAGAAAAGCCCTTGAACGGTTGTGGAAGGATCGGTGTTCTATTTTCGTAAAAGAGAAAGTCACCGATCCAACCACACACCTGACTGACTTTGAAGAAAAGCCGCTTCTTCAGGATCAGCCCTGTAAATTGTCCTTTGAAACCTTAACTTCAAGTTCCGGTGATCCCGTGGCCGCTGTTGCCCAAACTGTGAAGCTGTTCTTGTCCCCTGATGTGGAAATCCCCGCTGGCTGTAAAATCGTTGTGACACGGTTCAACAATCTTGAACGGAAGTTCACCTATTCTAAAAGCGGTGAAGCCGGGGTTTTCACCAACCATCAAGAAATCCAGTTGGAGCCGTGGAAGGGGTATGCCTGATGGCTAAATGGGGCAAATGCGATTTCAAGCAACTGGAACGGCTGAATAAGAACATGGAAAAGCTGATGGGGGCGGATTTGGACAGGTTTTGCCGCCAAGCCGCCCAAGAGTTGGCGGGGCGCTTGCTGAATAAGGTTGTGAAGCGGACACCTGTTGTATATGGCACCTTGCGGGATGCGTGGGCGGTAATGCCTGTGGGCCACAGGGGAACCCATTACACAGTTGTTGTGCTGAATAACCTTCAGTATGCGTCCTATGTTGAATACGGCCACCGGCAACAGCCGGGGCGGTTCATCCCCGGTTATTGGGAAAGTGACCGCTTTGTTTATGATCCCGATGCGGAAGGCGGGATGGTGCTGAAGAAAAATTGGGTAAAGGGGCGCTATATGCTGACCATTTCCACACAAGAACTGGAACAGCAAGCGCCTAAAATTCTGGAAAAGAAGTTGTATTTGTTCCTGAAGGGGTGTTTCGATGCTTAATGAGATTATCAAAGGAATTTCAATGGCACTGAACGCCGCCTTTGGGGATGGGTATGAAATCTATCAGAATGATGTGGAACAGGGTTTGAAAGAACCCTGTTTTTTGATTGCCGTTTTACAACCGGAAATCACGCCCATGCTTGGGCGGCGCTTTATCAAGAGGAACCCATTTGACATTCAGTATTTTCCGACCAACCCCCGCAATAATGCGGAGATGTTCACCGTTGCGGAAACGATGATGGAAGCCTTGGACTTCATCACGCTTCCCAGCGGTGATCTTCTTCATGGAACCGGCGTGAATTATGAGATTGTGGACAATGTACTTCATTTCTTTGTGAACTATAACTTGCCCATGATCCGCCCCGCTGAAGAAACCTATATGGAAACCTTGGAAACCGAGGTTGGAACCATTGGAGGGAATTAAAAATGCCTACGACCAAAACCAGAAAGCCCAAGACAGCGGAAGCGGCCCCGCCTGTTTCCAATGTCCCGGTTTTCACCAAAAGAAATATCCTGACCTTCCAGCGATACGCCAAGCGGCGTGATCTTCTGTCCGTTTTGCTGGAAGATGGAAAGGAATACACGATGGAGCAGGTGGACAGCTTGCTTCAAAACTTTTTCAAGAAAGGCAAGGTGAATTGATATGGCCCTTGGCGGCGGCACTTTTTTGACGCAGAACAAGATTCTGCCCGGTGCATATATCAACTTCATTTCGGTTGCGAATGCAAGCGCCACCCTCTCTGATCGTGGTATTGCGACCATCCCCCTTGAAATGAATTGGGGGCCTGAAGGTGAGGTTATCACCGTTGAACTTGGGGAGTTCCAGAAGAATTCCCAAAAGATTTTCGGCTATGCGTACACGGCGGACGAACTGAAGCCCATGCGTGAGATTTTCAAACACGCCCAAACGGTTCACTTCTTCCGCCTGAATTCCAGCGGCGCAAAGGCCGCTTGCACTTATGCAACGGCCAAATACCCCGGCACCCGTGGGAATGACCTTCGTATTGTCATTGAGGAAAATGAAAACAGTCAGCCGGAAAGCAAACTGTATGATGTTTCCACTTTCCTTGGCACTGTCCAAGTGGATCAGCAGAAGGCCATTTCTAAAATGACTGACCTGAAGCCCAATGATTATGTGGACTTCAAAACAGAAGGAAGCCTTGCTGTGACTGCTTCCACCCCCCTTACCAGCGGCACCAATGGGAGTGTGGAGGATGCGGCTTATCAAACCTATCTGGATAAGATGGAAGCCTATACCTTCAACGCTATGGGTTGCCCCACCAATAAATCCACCATTGCTGAACTGTTTTCTGCCTTCTGTAAGCGGATGCGGGATGATGTGGGCAAGAAGTTTCAGGTGGTATGCTTCCGCAAGCTGGCCGACTATGAAGGCACCGTGAGTGTGAAGAACACCATTGTTGGTGAAACCGATGATCCCGCCCTGATCCCGTGGGCAACCGGCGTGATTGCGGGAACCGCCGTGAATAAGTCCGCAACCAATATGGACTATGACGGGGAATATCAGATTGATACTGATTATACCCAAAGCGAATTGGAAGCCGGTATTCTGGAAGGTTCGTTCATGTTCCATCTGGTGGATGAAAAGGTTGTGGTTTTGGAGGATATTAACACCTTCATTTCCGTGACGGATGAAAAGTCCGGGGACTTTTCCAGCAATCAGACAATCCGGGTTCTGGATCAGATTGCCAATGATATTGCTGTTCTGTTCGGCAAGAAGTACCTTGGCAAAGTTCCCAATGACGCTTCCGGGCGGATCAGCCTGTGGAACGATATTGTGAAGCACCATCAGGAGCTTCAGAATATCCGGGCTATTGAGAACTTCTCCAGCGATAATGTGACGGTTGCCCAAGGCGATACCAAGAAGGCCGTTGTGGTGACGGACTATGTTACCCCGGTCAACGCTATGGCCCAGCTTTATATGACTGTCTATGTCCAGTAAGAAAGGGGTGTAAGAGTATATGGCAACTGTAATGCAAGCCAAGGACGCAGTTTCCGCTTCTTTGGCCGAATGCTTTGTAACCATTGGGGATAACCGTTATAACTTCATGCAGGCTATCAACCTTGAAGCCAATTTTGAGAAGAATAAGACGGAAATCCCCATTTTGGGCAAGACCGGCAAGGGTAACAAATCCACCGGTTGGAGTGGTACGGGTTCCGCAACCTTCCACTATAACACCAGCATTTTCCGCCAAATGATGAAGCAGTACAAGGACACCGGCGAGGATGTCTATTTTGACATTCAAGTGACCAATGAAGATCCCACTTCTTCTGTGGGCCGTCAAACCGTGATCCTGAAGGATTGCAACATTGATGGCGGCATTCTTACCAAGTTTGACGCTGATGCGGAATACTTGGATGAAGATATGGACTTCACTTTTGAGGATTTCGAGATGCCGGAAGCCTTTACCCTGCTTGCGGGAATGGAGTAACATTGCCAAAACCCGCCCCATTTTGATAATGTGGGCGGGTTTTTCTTTTTTCAATTTCAAAATAGGAGGATTTTAACAATGAGTTTGTCTGCTTTTCTGGCTGAAAATGCCCTGTCCGTTGAGAATGTGAAGTTTGTTGCTTCCAAGCGGTTTTTGTCTGATGAATTGGACGATAAGGGCAAGCGGAAGCCTATGGAATGGGAGATCAAGGCCATTACCGGCACCGAGGATGAAGCCCTTCGGAAGTCCTGTGCCAAGCGGTTTCCCGTTCCCGGCAAGAAAAACCAGTATCAGAAGGAAACCGACTATGATCTGTACCTTGGCAAGCTGGCTGTGGCCTGTACGGTGTTCCCCAACCTGAATGACAAGGAACTTCAGGACAGCTATAAGGTGATGGGCGCTGAAGCCCTTCTGAAAACCATGCTGACCCCCGGCGAGTATGCCGACTATCTGACCAAAGTTCAGGAGGTTTGCGGGTTTGAAACCACCCTTCAGGATGAGGTGGACGAGGCAAAAAACTAATTGAAGAAGGTGATGGTGAAGCAAATATCGCTTACTATTGCCTTCATGAACTGCATTTGACACCATCTGCTTTTCTGGACTTGCCCCGGAAAGAACGGGCCTTCATTATTGCGGCCATTGATATTCGGGTGGAGCGGGAAAAGAAGAAACAGAAAGAAATTGAACGGAAACAGCGCCGGGGCCGCAGAAAGTAACTGTTGGCCCCGGCCCTCTGCTATGGAAAGAAGGTGAACCCCTATTGGCAACCATTAGAACGGCAATCGCCCTATATGACGGTGTTACTGCCCCGCTGAAGTCCATGCACAAGGCTATGAACATTGTGCTGAACAGCTTTGAAGCCATGCAACGGGCTTCTGGTAATTCTGTGGACACTTCAGCCATTCGGGAAGCCCGTGAAGAACTGGCAAGAGCCGGGGCCGCCTTCGATTCCATTGAAGAAAATATTCGGAATGCTGGCAACCAGCAAGACCGCTTCAACAGGCGGATCAGGGACGGCACCACCGCCGCTGATGGCCTTTGGAGCAAGCTAAAAGGCATTGCGGCCACCGTGGGTGGGCTGGCGGCTGTAAAGAAAATTCTTGGGGTTTCTGACCAGCTTACCAGCACAAATGCCCGGTTGAATAACGCCATGATCAACTTTGATGATGGCGGTTCCCTTACTGACCTTGAAAAAAAGGTAATGGCTTCGGCGCAACGATCCAGAACTTCCTATATGGATGCCGCTTCTTCCATTGCAAAATTGGGCCTAAATGCCCGTGATGCGTTTGGAAGTATGGATGAAGTGATTGCCTTCCAAGAACTGATTAACAAACAGTTTATTATTGGCGGTGCGAGTGTTCAGGGACAGCAAGCCGCCATGATCCAGCTTACCCAAGCAATGGCTTCCGGTGTGCTTCGTGGTGAAGAACTAAACAGCGTATTTGAACAGGCCCCCGGAATTATTCAGAGTATAGCAGATTACTTGGATGTTTCCATTGGTGAAATCCGGGCTATGGCCGCAGAAGGTCAACTGACCGCCGATGTAGTGAAAAATGCCATGTTTGCGGCGGCGGATGATATTGAAACCAAGTTTTCAAATATGCCCAAAACTTGGGGGCAAATTTGGATCGGGATGAAGAACAAGGCCCTGTCTATCTTCAATCCTATTCTGAACAAGGTAAATCAAGTTGCTAATAGCGAAAAGTTCACCCAAGTAACGAATGGAGTTATCAACGGCCTTGCCGGGATCGCTTCTATTGCAACGGTGGTGCTTGACCTTCTGATTGGCGGTGCCGCTTTGGTGGTGGATAATTGGTCATGGCTTGCCCCTATTGTTGGCGGTGTTGCAACGGCTTTTCTTGTTTTGAATGGAGCCATGCTTGCCTATAAAACAGTGACCGGCATTGTGAATGCGCTGGAAACTGTAAAGGCCGCAAGACTGGCTATGACTACCGTTGCAACCGGAGCACAGACCACCGCCACCTTTGCCCAAACAGCGGCCCAATACGGCCTGAATGCGGCTTTGATGGCTTGCCCCCTTACATGGATTATCATTCTGATTATCGCCCTTGTAGCCCTGTTCTATGCGGCTGTGGCGGCGGTCAATCATTTTGCAGGTACAAGCGTTTCCGCAACCGGCCTGATCTGTGGCGCATTTATGGCGGCGCTGGCCTTCATCGGGAATATCTTTGTGGCCCTGTGGAACTTGGTTGTAGATGTGTTCGTGATGATCTATAACCTTGTGGCTACGGTTGCAAACTTCATCGGAAATGTATTCAATGATCCGGTTGGGGCTGTGGCCCGTCTATTTTTCGACTTGGCGGACACGGTTCTTTCCGTCCTTCAGGCGTTGGCTTCGGCCATTGATACTATCTTCGGTTCTAACCTTGCCGGTTCCGTCCAAGGCTGGCGTGACAGCTTGGGCGGTTGGGTGGATTCCACCTTTGGCAAGGGTGAAGAAGTCATGGAAAAGCTGAATGCGGAAGATCTTCATTTGGGCCGCTTCGAGTATGGAGCCGCCTTTGATATGGGGTATGAATTCGGCCAAGGCGTGGAAGATACCGTGGGCGGCTTGTTCGACTTTTCCGCAATGGACAGCTTGGGGGCCGCTGATGGGCTGGATGCCTTCAACCTTGGGAACACCCTTGATGGTATCTATGGCAACACCGGGGACACGGCGGGGAACACCGCCGCCATGAGTGATGCCCTTGACATTGCGGAAGAAGATTTGGCCTATATGCGGGATATTGCCGAGCGGGAAGCAATCAACCGGTTCACCACCGCTGAAATCAAGGTTGAACAGCACAATGAAAACCACATTTCCAAAGATACCGACCTTGACGGGATTATGGATGCGTGGGCCAATGATTTTGCTGAAAAGCTGGATGTGTCTGAAGAAGGGGTGCATGAGTAATGGCATACAAAATGTACTTGGATGGTGTGCTTATGCCCATCACCCCTTCCAAGGTCAAAGTGAAAATCAATAACCAGAATGAAACCTTGACACTAATCAGCGGTGAAGAAATCAATATCCTGAAGGCGGCGGGGCTGACTGATGTAAGTTTTGACTTGCTTCTTCCCCAAGTCCCCTATCCCTTCACAAATGGCGGGGCGCAACCCGCAGATTATTACCTTTCTCTTTTTGAACGGCTGAAAACGGCAAAAGAACCTTTTCAATGGATTTTGAACCGTGAAAAGCCCAATGGGAGCCGGTTGTTTTATACCAATCTGACTGTGGGAATGGAAGATTACCAGATCACAGACGATGCGGAAGAAGGCTTTGATATTACAGTGACCGTGAGCCTGAAGCAATACAGGCACTATGGTACTAAAACTGTGACCATCCAACCTGCCCCAACCCCCGCAACAAAGCCCACCGCCACGGTGGAGCCGCCCAAACGGGAAACCAGTCAGGCCCCCAAGCAATCCACCTATACGGTAAAATCCGGGGATTGCCTTTGGAATATCGCCAAGAAATATTTAGGGGATGGTCCCCGATACAATGAGATTTACAACCTGAACAAAGATAAAATCAAAAACCCGAACCTGATTTATGCCGGTCAGGTTCTTACTTTGCCTTCCTGAAAGGGGTGATCCGCTTGTCTATTGAACTTCTGATTCAGAATGGTTCCACAATTTATTATCCGGTTGTTGAAGAAGGGGTTTCTTTGACATGGGAGCGGAAAGGCACCCCCGGCAAGCTGGAATTCACAGTAATCAAAGACGGGGTTTTGAACTTTCAGGAAGGCAACCCGGTAAAGCTGACGGTGAACGGCACCACCATGTTCTATGGCTTTGTGTTCACCAAGAGCCGCAAGGCAAACAGTGTGACCATTGATGTTGTGGCCTATGATCAGTTGCGATACCTGAAGAACAAGGACACCATCACGGAAGAAGGGCTGAAGGCTTCTGACCTCCTGAAGCGGCTGGCGGCAGATTTCCGCCTAAACCTTGGGAGCGTGGAAGATACAGGGTACACTCTTGAAACCATTATTGAGGAAGATAGCACCCTGTTTGACATGATCCAAAATGCCCTTGATGAAACCCTGATGAATACCGGCCAACTGTTCTGCCTTTATGATGATGCCGGGAAATTGACTTTGAAAAATATCAACTCCATGAAGCTGAATTTGCTGATTGATGAAGAAACCGGGGAAACCTTTGACTATTCATCCAGCATTGATGAACAGACCTACAATAAAATCAAGCTGGCCTATGACAATGAGCAGACCGGCAAGCGGGAACTGTATATTGCACAGGACGGGGAGAAGATGAACCAGTGGGGTGTTTTGCAGTATTTTGAAGCCTTGCAAAACGCCACCGGAGCCGCCGCCAAAGCCAATGCCCTTCTGAAGCTGTATGACCAGAAAACCCGGAAGTTGACGGTGAAGAACGCTTTTGGAGATGTGCGGGTTCGGGCCGGTTGCGCCGTGGTGGTTGCCTTGAATTTGGGGGATATTATCACCAACAATTATTTGATGGTTGAAAAAGTCACCCACAATTTCAAGGGGGATGAACACTTCATGGATTTAACCTTGATTGGGGGTGAATTCATTGCCTAAACCGACAAATGCGGTGGAACTGGTAAAGAAGGCCGCTGTGGAAGCCGTGGACGCAAGCAAGCCGGTTCACATTCTGTTTGGAACCGTGATTTCCGCTTCCCCGCTGAAAATTCAGGTTGACCAAAAGGCCATTTACACAGAAAAAATGCTGGTGTTGGCCCGGAATGTCACGGATTATGAAGTGGATATGACGGTAAGCCACCAGACTGTTACAATTAGCCACGGCCACCCGGTTACAGATACTTATACCGGGGGCGGCACCGCTGAAGATGTTGACCACAACCACCCCATCAAAGGGCGGAAGAAGTTCAAAGTCCACAACGCCCTTGTGGTTGGGGATCAGGTGGTTATGGCCCGAATTCAAAAGGGCAAGAAATTCTTGGTGCTGGATCGGATTGCGCCGAACCCGGCCCTGAAGGGGGAATGGGCATGATTCCACAGGTTCAAGACGATCTGAAACAGGATTTTACCTTTACCACCCTTCCAAGCCGCACATTCAAAATGCGTCATGATACCAAAACCATAACCGGCACCATTGATGAAGTAAGGGCTGTGGAACAGGCGGTTTTCCTGATCTTGAATGTGGAACGGTATGAATGGCTGATTTATTCTTGGAACTATGGTTTTGAGAAGAAAAGCCTGATTGGTAAGCCGGTTGATTTTTGCATTCCAGAAATTGAACGGCGGGTGAAGGAAGCATTGCTTCAGGATGATAGGATCACCGCCGTTGAAAATTTTCAGTTTGAAGTGAACAAGAAAAAGGTGCTGACCACTTTCACGGTGATCAGCATTTTTGGCCCCATTTTTACGGAAATGGAGGTGGAAACCTGATGTATGAAAATATCACCTATGCGCTGTTGCTGAACCGGATGCTGGAAAAGGCCCTGTCCATCAACAACAATCTTGATACCCGTGAAGGTTCTCTGGTGTGGCTTGGCAACGCCCCCGCCGCCGTGGAACTTCAAAACCTGTATATCCAGCTTGATACCGTCCTGAATGAAACCTTTGCGGACACAGCAAGCCGGGATTACCTGATTTTGAGAGCGGCGGAACGGGGCCTTTCCCCTTATGCGGCTACCCCCGCTGTGCTGGAACTGTCTATTACCCCGGTCAGCCTGACACTTCCCCCGGACACCCGTTTTTCTATTGGTGATCTGAACTATTATGTGTCCGCTGAAAAAGGGAATGGAAAGTATGAAATCACCTGTGAAACGGCGGGAGAAGTTGGAAATGACTATGGGGCCACGGTTATTCCCATTGAGTATGTGGAAGGGCTTGAAACCTGTACCATTACCGCTTTGCTGATTCCCGGTGAGGATGAAGAAGATACTGAAGTTTTCCGTCAACGGTATTTTGACAGTCTGAACGCACAAGCATTCGGCGGCAACCAGATTGACTATATCGAAAAGGTGAACGCCATTCCCGGTGTGGGCGGGGTGAAGGTTTACCGGGCTTGGAACAGCGATATTCGCCCCGCTGAACTGGTTCCCCCTGAAGGAACAAGCGAATGGATCAGCGGCCTTTCCGGTGTGCCTGAAGCCGTGAAATCTTGGCTTGATGCCGTGTATGCCGCCGCAAACAATAACAAGCTGACAGTGGGCGGAACGGTCAAGCTGGTGGTGATTGACAGCACCTTTGCGGAGCCTTCAGAACCTTTGGTGGAACTGGTGCAGACCACCATTGACCCCTTGCAGAACGCCGGGGAAGGCGTGGGTATTGCGCCCATCGGCCATGTGGTGAAGGTGTACGGGGTGGAGAATGAAACCGTGAACCTGTCCTTCACGCTGACCTATCAGCAGGAATGGAGTTGGGAAGATGTAAAAACCTATGTGGAAACTACCATCAAGGCATATTTCACGGAACTGGCCCAAACATGGGCGGATCAGGAACAACCCCTTGTGGTTCGTGTCAGTCAGATTGAAAGCCGCCTGTTGGCGGTTAGCGGGATTCTGGATATTGCTGATACGAAAATCAACGGAACAGCGGCCAACTATGAACTGGCCCTTGATCATATCCCGGTTCTTGGTACTATTACCCCGGCAACCGGTAAGCAGAGCGCATAAAGGAAGGTGATTGAATGGATCGCAAGCTAATCAATTACCTTCCTTATGTTGTCCGGGATTATGCGGAATTTCAAGGGATTACCGGAGCCGAGCAACCGGAGTTTGAAAACGCATGGGCGGCAGTGGATGATCTTCTGAATAATCAGTTTATCAAAACCGCTGGAAATCTTGGGTTGTCCAGATGGGAAAAAATCTTGGGTATCACCCCAAAAGGAACAGATACCTTGGATGATCGCCGCTTCCGGGTGCTTACCCGCCTGAATGAAGAACTGCCCTATACCTTGCCACAGTTGCGGGTGATCTTGGAAAGCCTTTGCGGAGCCGGTAACTATTCGGCTGATGTGGCAGATTACACCCTTTTGGTAAAGGTGGGTGTGGCCGCAAAGAAAAATTTCCAAGATGTTCAAACCTTGCTGAAAAGAGTTGCCCCAGTCAACTTGGTTTTGGTAGTTCAACAGTTGTTCAATATTCACCAAGTATTGGGCGGGTTTACCCATGCCCAACTTGCTTGGTACACCCATTCTGAAGTAAGAACAGAAGAACTTCAAACCCATGAATGTACCCCACACAAAACACTTCGGCCCTTCACCCACGCCCAGCTTGGAGGGCTGGAAAACAAATCTATCAGAAAGGAAATGACAGATGGCACAGTTCACACCTAATTATGATCTGGTGAAACCAGCCCAAGAAGATTTCTACAATGTGGACGATCAGAACCGCAATATGGATAAAATTGATACGGCCCTAAAAGCCCATGATGATTCCTTGGCCGGAAAAGCGGATCTTGGGGAAGATGGTAAGGTGAAGCCTGAACAGCTTCCCGATTCCAGTTCTGACCCCACAGAAGCGATTGAAGAAGCCATTAACACCCACAATGAAAGCCCTTCCGCCCATGCTGATATTCGGGAAACTGTGAAAAAAGCCCTTTCCGCCGCACAGACCGCACAGGAAACGGCGGATTCGGCCTTGAAAGCTGTGTCAGGGTTGATTTATACCATTGATGTTGTTCCGTCGCAGAACGGCACCCTAACCTATAATGGCGGGGAACAAAGCCCGTCTTGGAACAGCTACAACCCGGAAACTTTGACCCTTGGCGGAACCACAACCGCCACCAATGCGGGAACTTATACCGCCACCTTCACCCCCAAAGGAAAGTATAAGTGGACAGATGGAACGCAGACCCTCAAACAGGTAACTTGGACAATCAACAGGGCCACGGTTTCTGTCCCTTCTCAAAGCGGAAGCCTTACTTATACCGGTTCCACTCAAAGCCCGACTTGGGCCGGTTATGACAGTTCTAAAATGACCATCGGCGGCACTACCAGCGGCACCAACGCTGGAAGCTATAATGCCACTTTCACCCCCGGTTCTAATTACCAATGGACGGATGGGGGAAGTGCGGAAAAAGCCGTTGCTTGGACGATTGGAAAGGCCACAGGAAGCCTTTCTTTGAACAAATCTTCCATTTCCCTGAATGTTTCTAAAATGTCTGACACAATCACCGTGACCCGCCCCGGCACCGGCGTAATCAGCGCCGTGTCCAGCGCCCCCAGCGTGGCTTCTGTGAGCGTTTCCGGGAATGTGGTAACTGTTACCGGCAAGGCAAAAGGAAACGCCACAATTACCGTCAGCGTGGCCGCAGATACCAACTATACTGCCCCGGCTGATAAAACCTGTTCCGTTAATGTCACGCTTCCCACGAATACCCTGAATGATAACGATTGGGCCACCATTAAACAAGTCAGTGATTCCGGTAAGGGTTCCAGCTATTGGGCGGTTGGTGATATGAAGTCCATTCAGATCAACGGCAAGGTTGGGAACTTCACTTTCTCCAATCTGACCATCAACACCTTCATTTTGGGCTTCAACCACAACAGCGGCAAGGAAGGGAATAACAAAATTCACTTCCAGATTGGCAAAATCGGCACCACAGCGGTTGCCCTTTGCGATAGCCAATATAACAGTAATCAAAACAACAATGGCTATTTCAATATGAATCCTAATAATAGCAATAGTGGTGGTTGGAAAGAAAGCTATATGCGGAAAACGCTGTTGGGCAACACCGGCACACCCACAAGCCCCCCTTCCAATTCGCTGTTGGCGGCTTTGCCTTCCGCCTTGCGGAATGTGATGAAGCCTGTAACCAAGTACACGGATAATGTGGGCAACAATACCGGCAATGCCCAAAGCAATGTGACCAGCACCACCGATTACTTGTTTTTACTGGCTGAATATGAAGTGTTCGGTTCCAGAAGCTATGCAAATAGCTATGAACAAAATTATCAGGTGCAATATGATTATTACAAAGCTGGTAACAGCAAAGTAGCCAATAATCACACCAGCACCGCCTCGGCGGTGTGGTGGTGGTTGCGTTCCCCTTCTTACACCGGCTATTCCAATTTCTGCTATGTCAACAACGGCGGCCACAGCAGCACTAGCAACGCTTGCTGCTCGGCTGGCGTGCGGCCCGGCTTTGCTGTCTAATCCCCCGCAGGATTATCCCGGCCCCATCCCGCCCCCGCAAGGGGGCGGCTTCGCCGGGTGAAAGGAAAATAAAAAAAAATATTCGGCGCGTAAGCGCCGACGCGATTTTTGAAAAATTGCTTTTTCCGTTCAAAGTGCTATCACTTACCTGTCTTTAGAGCGCATACACAAACCGAAAAACGCCATACAATAATCTTATGCAAAATTTTTGGAGGTTATAGGATGGCAACCAATAAGCGGGTTTTTACCTTGCGATTATCAGATGAAGTATTTGACAAAATCGGGGCGCTTGCAACCCGTGATCATCGGTCAATAACCAACTACATTGAATATGTGCTTCTAAAGCACTTGGAAGATGTAGAAAGAGAGCAAGGCCCGATTGAAATTGACAACACACCAAGAGGGGTGTAACCGTGTCCGTACTGAAGCAAAAGCGAACCACAAGTAAGGCTGAATTCATCAATACAGCTAACCAAATCTATGTTGAAACCATCAACTTTCTCACCCGCCTTTCCGCCCGGTATTCCCGGCTGATTGCGGAGCCAATCGCAAAGCTGGCCGGTGAGATCATAGACCATGCGGAAAAGGCCAACAGCATTTTTCCTTCAGACCAACAGCGGGTGAGTTTGCGGAAGGCGCATTTGCTTGAAGCAAGGGCTTCCCTGATGGCGCTTGATGTTCGCCTAACCCATGTTTATCTGATTTTGAACCAGAACCCGGAAGGGGCCTTTACTACTTCCAAGGGAAATGCAGTCAAATCACAAGACGCAATGGAAAAATTGGATAAGATGGCGCAAAATCTTGGTGAACTGATCGACAAAGAAAATGAACTTTTGAAAGGGGCCATTAAGAATGTAGGTTCAAGATTGAAAACTTAACTTCAAAAAAATTAGGTGTATCTCTGTTAATGTGACCTCGGCGGTGTGGTGGTGGTTGCGTTCCCCTAATTACAACAACAATAACAATTTCTGCAATGTCAACAACAACGGCAACAACAACAATAACAACGCTTGCTGCTCGGCTGGCGTGCGGCCCGGATTTTGCGATTGCGAGGTCAAATGGAGTAACAGAAACCCGGCTTTTGGATTTCAGGTGAAAGACGACCTTCGCAAAAGGAGAGATACTTCCTTGGGTAGCCAATCCCTAAAACTGCCCTTTGATGCCCTTACACGGACGCTTCTTGCATGGTGGGGGATCGTGCCATATCCCATTTCATGTGCAAGGGCAAAGCAGATTAGACGGCACCCTACAATTTATCTGTACGAAAGGCGAATACTTATTTTTATGACAAGCCAAGAACGGCATGAAGCAAGATACCAGCGCCGCAAAGCAAAGCGGCAAGCGAGAAAACAGGCCCGGTGTAATGCCCTTGGGCCGGTGGACAAAGTATTTTCTTACCGGAAGATGTTTTTCTATGGGAAGAAATGCTGTAATGGGGTACGATGGAAGCAAAGTGTTCAAAACTTTGAAAATCACCTATTTTCAGGAACCGCCAACAGGCGGCGGAAGGTTTTGGATCAGACTTGGAAACCCATGAAATGTTCCCACTTTACTTTGTGCGAGCGTGGGAAGGTTCGTCCCATTGATGCGCCCCATATCACTGACCGGCAAATCCACAAGACCCTTTGCAATGAAGTTCTGGTTCCTCTGTATGGCCCTTGCATGATCTATGAGAATGGAGCAAGCCAAAAGAATAAGGGCCTTCACTGGCATTACAGGCGGTTAAAGGAACAGCTTCACCGCCACTACCGGCGCTATGGCCGTGAAGGGGCGGTTTTGCTGATCGACCTGAAAGGGTTCTTCCCCAATGCACCCCATGCGCTTCTGTACCAGCGGCACCGGGAATTGATTTTGAACCCCGACCTTCAAAGAATTGCTGATACCGTCATTCAGCATTCGCCCTGTCCCACACCGGGGCGGGGAATGCCTTTGGGAGTGGAGCCGTCACAGCAAGAAATGGTTGCCATGCCCAGCAGGATTGATCATTGGATCAAATGTCAGGCCCGTGTGGACTATGAAGCCCATTACATGGATGATTACCTTATGACCTTCCCAACCATTGAAGAAGCAAAGTTCATGGGGCATGAGATCGTAAGGCGGTTTGAAGCCGCTGGGATTCGGGTGAACAAGCAGAAATGTAAAGTGATCCCGCTGACAAAACCTTTCCGGTGGTGCAAGGCAAGGTTCACGCTGACGGAAAGCGGCAAAGTCAAGGTCAATGGAAGCCGGGATGGGGTAAAACGAGCAAGGCGAAAGCTAAAGCTGTTTCACCGGGAGTTTATGGAAGGGAAGCGGTTATTTTCTGACATTGAACAGTTTATGGAATGCCAAAGCGCCTATTATCGCAACTTCAATGACCACGGAAGATTGTTGCGATTAAGGCGGCTATATCATGCTATCTTTTTCGGAGGTGCAAAATGTATAGGATCATCAAAGACGGAGCCAACATTGGCTTGACCGAAAATCTGAACTACATTAAACAGGCCGAAAATGGTTGCTATGTCCTTTGCCCGGAGCATGATGCTTCGGGCATTGTTTTTGCCGGGACTGTGTACCATTTGTTGGGCCGGGAAACGCTGGACGGGGTGGAAACCGTCAGCTTGGAAGAAACCGATGCAGGAACGGAAATCACAAAATCCAATGAAGCTGGCGGGATCGTCTTTGTGACGATGGCGGAAGCCGGGAACATTGACCCGGTAACGGCGGCGGAACACGCTGATCTGTTTGCGGAATGGGCCTATCCTGTAAACTATACCTTGGGCCAAATCCGCCGCTATAAAGGCACCCTTTACAAGTGTGTTCAGGCTCATACTTCCCAAGAGGATTGGACACCGGACACGGCCCACAGCCTTTGGAGCCTGACCGCCGATCCTTCGGAGGAATGGCCTGAATGGATTCAGCCCATCGGGGCGCATGATGCCTATTCTTTGGGGGCCAAAGTGAGCCACAAGGAAAAGCACTGGACTTCCACGGTTGCAAATAATGTGTGGGAGCCGGGTGTATATGGTTGGGAGGAAGTAACCGATGCAGTATGAAAACTACCTTGCACGAAAAAGGGCAAGGTTTGAAGGTATTTGCGGCCATGTGAATATTCCCTATGGAACCACCCTGACTGTTCAGGACGGTTTTATTATGTGGAAAGGTCAACAGGTTTGTGGGATCACCAGCCAAAACGCCTATGATTACTTCACCCAAAACGATGATGGCCGGGGAAAGGAACGGGGCGAATTGGTTTCTTCCATTCTTCTTTTGCTGGAACGGCGGGATAACGGGTATCAGAGCCGGTGGGATAAGGTTTGGGCGGATGCCCGTTGCCAACAGTACAAGCGCCCGGATCACGATGATCATTGGATTTGGAACTTTAAGTTCTATAATGCCCCGGTGGAGGATTTGAAGCACATTTTCAATCTGATCAGAAAGGGGTGAACGGGGAATGACGGTTTACCAATGGTTGTGCTTGCTTGGCATTCCGGCTTTGATTGCGGCGGCTTTCAAATACCTGTATAGCCAAATCAAACACAATTCTGAAGATTCCAAAGCCCTGAAAGCGGGAATTCAGGCACTTTTGAGGGCGCAAATGATCAGTGATTTCAATAAATATTCCGAAAAGGGCTATGCCCCGATTTATGCACGGGATAATTTTGAAAACTGCTGGAAGCAATATCATTCATTGGGGGTGAATGGGGTAATGGATGATCTTCACATGAAGTTCTTGGAACTTCCTACTGATGCCCCGGAAGCATGAGCCGGGTAAAGAAAAAGCCGAAAAAAGAGTTTTCCAAACTGATCTTGATTTGTGCGGGGGCCGTTACTGTGTTGGTAACGGCCTTCACTTTTATCATGGTTTGGAGAACCAACGATCTTTCCCCATTGGCCTATCTGATCCCCGCTGTCTTTACTGAATTAGGGGTTGGAACCGGGTTTTACTATTCCAAAGCCAAGGCAGAAAACCGGATCAAATTGCGGAAGATGTACGGCCCGGAAATCTACAACGATACAAAGGAGATGTGAACCATGCTGGAAGCTATTATGAACAACCTGATCAATATTGGGTGGGCAATGCTGATCTTCTTGGCGGCGTACCTGTCCAATGTGGCCTTTTCCCTGTACTACAATATCAAAATTTTGCTTCAGCCTTTTGACCGGGAAAAAGCAATCAATTCCGCCCTGAAGGTTGCGGCCTTCGTGGTGGGGCTGACTTTGCTTTGTGTGAGCATTACCACCCTTCCCCTGTACGCCAATCAGGTTGGTTGGGCAATCCCGGAAGAATATGCTGATATGTTTGCTGATCTGGTCATTATTGGGGCGGTTCTGATTGTGTCCTGTAAGTACATTGTGGAAGCATTCACTAAATTCAAAGCTATTTTGGAGGTGACACCTAAAAATGAAATTGGTGCAAAGTATCCTGACGAAAAATGATTGCTATAAGAGCGGCAGGAAGATCACGGTGAAAGGGCTGATGCTCCATTCCGTGGGATGTTCCCAACCCAACGCTTCTGTGTTCGTGAAGAACTGGAACCGTTCTGGCCTTGAAGCCTGTGTGCATGGGTTCATTGACGGGAACACCGGCACTGTATATCAGACCCTTCCTTGGAACCACCGGGGCTGGCACGCTGGCGGAGCCGCCAACAACACCCACATTGGGGTTGAAATGTGTGAACCGGCCTGTATCAAGTACACGGGTGGGGCAACCTTCACTTGTTCTGATACTGCTACCGCAAAAGCCGTGGCAAAGAGAACCTATGAAGCGGCGGTTGAACTGTTCGCTTCCCTGTGCAAGCAGTACAGCCTTGACCCCATGAAGGACGGGGTGATCATTTCCCACAAGGAAGGTTGCGCCCGTGGAGTTGCTTCCAATCATGGTGATCCTGAACACCTGTGGAACCAGCTTGGAACCGGCTACACCATGAACGGCTTCAGGAAGGCCGTACAAGCCGCCATGAAGGGCGGGGGTGTAATTACTACCCCCAACACTGGAAACGCCGCCACGGGCGGCACAGGGGCCACAGTGAAGCCCTATCTGGTGCGGGTGACAATTTCTGATTTGTATATCAGGAAAGGCCCCGGCACCAACTACGGGAAGAATGGCTTCATCAAGCCCGGTGTTTATACCATCGTGGCAGAAAGCACCGGGGCCGGTGCTACCAAGTGGGGCAAGCTGAAAAGCGGCGCTGGCTGGATCAGTCTTGACTACGCAAAAGCGGTGTGATACCGTGTTAATAGTTTGTTACTAATACCCCCGATTTGACCCACTTTCAATGGGCTGAAATGTTCAGTATTTGGGCGCTTCGGAGCGTTGCAGAGCATACTAATTCATGGTTCAATAAAAACAGATTAGGCGGGAAGTCCCGGTTTTCCGGGGTTTCCCGCCTTTTTTGTTACTATCGTGTTAATAGTTCAGTGTTCAGCGGCCTATAATGTTCACCGCTTTGAACGGCCCCTATTGACATTTCAGCGGCCTTGAATTATACTGAACATAGAACGAGGGTGCTACCGGCAAACGGTTAGCCCCCTATGAGATGTTTGAAGTAATCGCCGATCTGTGAGAGGGTGCGGCGATTACTTCTTTTTATTGGCCTGCATGAACAGGGCAATAATGCCAACGATTAAAATACCTGTCTGGATCAGATCAGAATATGTAACCATTTGACAGCCCCCCTTTCTATAAAGATCAGGGGGCAAGAAGCGCCCCTGATCTGGTCAGGGGAACTAACCACTTGCCGTTTATCGGTAGCACCATCAAAAGAATACCATAGGATTTGACAAAATTCAAGGGCTTACTGAATTAGTTCAACGGTGCTTTTCAGTTCATCCAAAGTCTTGTGATTATAGACCCGGTTTCCTGTGTCCTTGGACACATGGCCCATGAGAAGATCAATACACTTCCGGTTTGCCCCGGCGCTGTCCAGTTGGGTTTCAAAGGTGTGGCGGCATTCGTGCGGGGTGTGGTTCATCTTCAGAGCCTTCATAATGTCCGCCCAAAATACCCGGTATTGGGTTTGGGAACAGACCCTTCCATTGTAGCTAATTAGGCGGGGGCCACCTTCCGCAAGGCGGGATTCCACCAAGGGCCTGATTTTGGAATGGATAGGAACCACCCGATCCTTCCCCGCCTTGGTTTTGGTTCCGCCCTTCATCGTCCCGGCCTGAAGGTTTATATCTTCCGGCTTCAAGTTCAGAAGTTCGCTGATCCGCCACCCGGAATAAAGCAGGATCAGAACCGTGTCAACCCAAGGTTCTTTCTGATGTTCCCAAACCTTCTTGATTTCTTCCTTGCTGAAGGGAAGGCGGGTGGTTGGTGGGATAGGATCAGAAGTCAGCAAGTCAGAATAGCAACGGGTGATAATGTCCATTTCAAGGGCAAACCTGTCAAGATGGCCCCAAAGGTTCTTAATTGCCGCCTGTGTACTGTACCCCTTCCCGCAACCGTCAATGGTTTCTTGCATTTGGTATGACCGGATTTGTTTATAGGGCTTTTCCCATAACGCTGAACAATGCTTGAACGCTGAACACAAAGATGAACGGTTGGATTCTCCCAGCTTCGGGGCCTTCTTTTCTTTCCAGAGGTCAAAAAGCTGTTGAAGGGTGATTTTGGCCCGGTCAACATCCCAAGGATCACGGTTGTATTCAGCAAGCATGATATTCCCGGCTTCACGGGTTTCAGCATAGCCGATAATGTCATAAATGGGATGGCCTTTGTCATTCCAACCTATGGTTTTCTTCACAATGTATGGGCGGCGGCGTTGGCCTGATAGCTTTGCAACCGTTCCATACCCGTTTGGATTTCGCATTATATCACCTGAACTTTCAAAATTGGGTATGGCAAAGCTAAACCCCATGTGATATAATGTTCAAAGGCGTTTGAAACATTAACTTCAAAAGGGTTTGTTTCGCCTGACCGCTTCCGGTGTGCAAGACCGGGGGCGGTCATTTTTTTTGCATTTGTTCCATATCCGTTCCGCTTAAAATCCTTGCGGGGTGTGACTTTGAGAGAATGGAACACTTGGAACAGATATTATATTACTTCAGAGAGTAGATAAAAAAATATAAAAGAAAAAGAGTATATAGAGAACCGGCGCTTTATCTGTTCCACCTGTTCCAAAGCCTTGATTTTCCTGTGTTTTCAGGGATTGGACGGCGGAACGGATGTGGACAGATCAAGTTTGGCAAGTTCACCTTTGACCTGTTCCAGAACTTCAGGATATTCAGAATCAGGGTTCATGGAATATTGATCTTCGTATTCTTTCAGGGTGTTCAGATACCGGTTCCAATGGGTGGCTTTGGCCTTTGCGGTTTTCAATTCATCAATCTTAGCTTTCTGATCGGAATAGGAATCCAACAAAACCCGTTCTTTCTGACTATCAGCCGCCTTGAAGAAAGAAGCCGGAAGATCAGATGTGTAAGGGATAATCCCGGCCTTGGCCGCTTGATCCACCGTCAGGGCTATTTGCATACCATATTCATAGCGGGAAAAGAATGTTTCAAGGTTCTTTGTCTTTTCAAAGATGTTCAAGCAATCTTGAACAATCCGCACATGGTTTTTGGCTTCTGCTACGGTGTAGGCCCCCGGCATGGATTTAATAGCCCGTTCGGGGTTCAGATTGGAATGAACCTGAACGGTGTTTTCTGTTTTGGGTGGGGCTTTCTGTTTTGGCTTTCTTTTTCGCAAAAGCAGGAACAGGAAGAACCCCATAATGACATCCATCATGATGAACACGGGGCGGAGTTCTGGCGCTTCCGTAAAAAACATGATTGTGTAGACGATAAACCCGAAACTGAAAAAGAAGATCCCAAAGCCTTTCAAGAACTTCTTCACCGAATCACCTTCTATCTAATATCACTTTGGAAGGCTACGGCTTTTCCAAGAATCCTGATATGGTTCAGTTCTTCACCTGTGTAACGCATGGTTTTATACTTTGGATTTTCAGCGAACAACAACAGTTCGTTTTCTTCAGGATTATATTGAACACGCTTCAAGGTGGCTTCATCACCAATCAGGACAGCGGCAATTTCACCATCATCCACCATTTCCTGTTTTCTGATGAACACAATATCCCCGTCATAGATTCTGGCCCCGATCATGGAATCACCCTTGGCCTTCAAGCAGAAATCAGCATGAATGTTTGCACCAGCTTCCACATACAGTTCCTTTTCTTCGTTGGCAAAGATGGGGGTTCCACAAGCAATGTTCCCAAGTAATGGGAACTTTCGCTTCTCAATTCTAAATAGGTTATCCAATTCAACTTCTTCTTTCCAGCCCATTAAATAGGCCGGTGTAGTGTGAAGAACTTTTGCCAAGTCTGCTATTTTATCACGGCGCATATTGGCAATGATACCGTTTTCCCATTTCCGAACGGTGCTTTTACCAACGCCAACGGCGTTGCCCACCTGTTCAAGAGTAAGATTATTTTCTTCACGCAAAGCCTTGATTTTTTGGCCCATAGTCAAATCAGCCACATCAACACCCCTTTCACGGTTAGTAACAACAGTATAACCGCAATGTGTCTTTTTTGCAACCCCTAAAGCGAAAAAACAAAAAAAGTTTCTTTTAATCCACAAATGGGGTTGACAAGCGCCAAGGGGTGTGATACTATGATGGTGTCCTTAAAGACACGACAAAAGCGAATAAGACACCGAAAGGGGTATATGAGATATGAAGTATTTTTACAATCTGCTGGATGGTTTTAAGGAACCGGATCGCTTTTATGATGAACAGACCATTCGCCGCTTTCGTGTTTACCCGGCAACCCCGGAAATTGAAAAGGAAGCCTATGAAAACCCCCATTCCGATCTGTGGCCGGTGCATGACATTCACAATAGCAGTACCGAACCGGTTGATTGTAAAGATATTGATGAAGCGTATCGGTACATTCTGGAATCAGAAAACACTTCCGTTTATGAATATGTTCATGATCTTTAAGCCGAAACGGGCCTGATGGCCCGTCCACCGGAACCGCCCCACCGGTGCTGATGATGGCAGGGCAACAGCGACAATATGAGCGCCCCCGGTTTATGGGTTCGGGTATTGGGTATCAATCCCCATGTAAAAGACATGACCGCCCGGAAATTGCTTGTTGGGGCTTTGGCTGTTCTATTTTTGAAGAAAGGATGTGAGCGAATGAACAAGGCCCGCTTGGAATATGAAATGTCTGTTCGGGGTGTCACCCGTGCCAAGCTGTGTGAAGTCCTTGGGATTTCCCGATCCGCCTTTTACCGAAAGTGTAATGGGGGTTCGGAGTTCACCCAAGGCGAGATTCAGAAGATCGTGGATTTTCTGAACCTTGAAACCCCGGTGGGAATTTTTTTTGATGCGAAAGTGTCCTAAAGGACACCGCAAGGAGTAAGAATCATGAATGAAGTCAGTTTGAAACCGGTCATTGATGAACTTGAAACCTTGTTTTCAAAGTTCAACAAAGCCTTCTTTGAAGGGAAGCTGGAAAAGCCTGTGATCACCGTTTCCCCGGATCATACCCGTGGGGCCTATGGGTGGTGTACCGGTTGGAAGGCGTGGCAAGACGGCACCAAGGAAGGCGGCTATTACGAAATCAACCTGTGTGCCGAATACCTGAACCGCCCCTTTGAAGAAACCTGTGGAACCCTGATCCATGAAATGGTTCATCTTCAAAACCTTCAAGACGGTGTTCAGGACACTTCACGATCTGGCACCTACCACAACAAGAAGTTTAAGGAAACCGCTGAAGCCCACGGCCTGACCGTGGAGAAAGGCGAGAAGTACGGCTGGCACAAAACAGCCCTTTCCCCGGAAGCCCTTGAATTTGTTCAGAGCCTTGGAAAACAGGGGTTCACCCTTGTACGGCCCCGGCCCATTGGCCTAAAGGGTTCCAGCAAGGGGGGGGGATCAAGTTCCCGGAAGTATGTTTGTCCCTGTTGTGGGGCCATTATCCGAGCCACCAAAGAAGTTCATGTAATCTGTGCGGATTGTGATTGTGAATTTCAGGAGGAAATCTAAATGAGAAAAAAGAGGAAAACCGTGTGGGCCTTCCTTGATGGGAAGAAACTGGTGGATGTTGTTCAAGCGGCCCTTGATAACAACATGATGGTGGATGATCTGAAGGCCAAGTTGATTGCTGAAAATCCCGGCCATGAAGTTACCTTTAAGGTTCTGTGATGGGAGGGATACTCAATGAATGTGAAACTGACCAAGCGAAAGGCATGGGAGCTGATCAGCCGGATTCAACCCCGGTTGAACATCAAGCAGGAAGCCACCCCGTCTGATGTGGCAATCTTCAAGGCTTCCACCGGCCCTGAAGGGCTGGAAATCAGATGTGAAAATGACTGGTTCAACCACAATGGCCGGATCAAGCTGACCATTGGCAATGTGGATGGCGGAACCCCTATTATCCGCTATTACTACCCCGACACCCTGAACCGGGATTATGTGGCGGAACAGGCCGAAAAGGAAGCTGAAGCCAAGCAAGCCCGTAAAGAATGGGTTTGGGCTATGGGTAAGGAAATGGCCCATAGACTGGTGGATCAGTATTGGGGAGGTCAAACCAATGAGGATTGATCTGAACCTAAATCCTGTTGTGGGCGGAAAAGTCCGGGTAATGTGTAAATCTTACCGGCAAGCCACAAAAAAGAAAGCCAAGTTGGAAAGAGCATATCCAGATTCTTGTTACCTAATTGGACAAGATACGATGGGATATTTCATCTTGCGAACTAAATGAATAGGAGGTTATAAGTGTGAACACCTTTGCAGAGCGTTTGAAGTACGCAATGGAACAGGCTGATTTGAAGCAATCGGCCCTTTCCGAACAGGCCGGGATTTCCAAGGCCGCAATCAGTCAGTATCTTTCCGGGAAGAACACCCCCAACCAAGAGCGGATCAAGGCGCTGGCCGATGTTACCGGCGTGACCTTTGATTTCCTGATGGGATATGGAGCCGCCCCGGTTACTGATGCCCCGCCCCCGGTGAAGAAAATCAGCGTGAAGGAAGCGGCCCGGTGTATGGGCAAATCTGATCAGTTTGTGCGGATCGGCCTTCAGCGTGGGCTTCTGCCCTTCGGCAATGCCGTTCCCGGCACCGGGAACAACTGGAATTACTACATTAACCCCGCCAAGTTCAGGGAGTATGTGGGCGCTGAAGCCTTCAACACCTTCTTTGGCCTGACTGCCTGACAGATTGGGGGGGGGAATGAGTGAAACCAGCGAAAAACGAGGTGGGCGGCGGTGAAGCAGATGATTCCGACCCTATGGGGCAGACGGAGCCGAAAGCCTTGCCCAAATGCCCTGATGGGGAACGGATCTTCAAGCAGTTCAACGACAGCAAGGGTGAAATCCCCCTTTGCCCCAACATTGATGCCGGCCACTGTTGCCACAAGGAAGGCGGCCC